GGCATGTGCGGCACTTCACGATGGTGCTGGAGAACGACACGGCGTACCGGGACATGTCGCTCGTCTCGGCGCGGATCGACTATGTGTTCCAGGGGAGGGACAGATAAATGGGGTATTTTGACAGGCTGACCTTTACGAAGGACTGGACGAGGGCAGCGGATTTTCCGACGTATGAGCCGGACGAGACGCAGGTGCGGGCAGATCTGCAGCAGCTGCACAACGAGGCGAAGGCGGCGCTGAACGCACTGATGGACAAGCTGGAGGCAAACACTTACGCCGCGAACCTGCCGGTGTCCTCGACGCAGTTTTCGGCGACGAACCTCAAGGCGGCGCTGGAGGAGATCATCGCGGTGGCGCAGGCGGCGCAGGCGGGCACGCTGGTGGACGGGTCGGTGCCGGAGGCGAAGCTGACGGCGGCGGTGCAGGCGAAGCTCAACTCCTGCGGCGTCGTGTACGCGATGAATCCCCCGGCGGGCGAGAACCCGGCGACGGGCAATCCGCTCGGGCAGCTCTGGCTGCGTCCGGCGTTCACGATCACGAACCGCGTGCCGGATTGGTCGTTTGCGACGGGCGCGGACTGGACGGCGGTGTATGGCACGAAGTCGGTCTCCGGCGGCGCGCTGACGCTGGCGGGCAGCTCTGCTAGCCGGTACGGGCAGGCGACCTGCACGCTCACGGCTCCGGCTGGGCATGCGGTGCGCGTATGGCTGAAGGCCACGGCGGTCGCGGGGCAGGCAGCGAGCCTGACGCTGAACGTGAACGGCGTGCAGAGCGCCATGACCTCCGGGTCGCTGCTGGCAGTGAATACCACGGCGGCAGCGGACGGGACGGTCGCGATCAGCGTGACGGCGGACTGGTCGAACACGCAGACGGCGGCGGGCTCCTCCATCCGGCTGGACGCCTTCGCGGCGGTGGACACGGCGGCGCTGATGCTGACGGGGGCCGATGCGCTCACGACGGCGAATCTCGACGCGCTGGTCGCGGCGGCGCTGCCGTTCGGCACGAGCGCGCAGCCGAGGGCGGTCTACGGACAGGAGCTGTCCGGCGTGTGGACGCAGCTCATCTACGACGCGCTGCCGGTGGAACGCGGCGGTACGGGGAAGAAGACACTGGCGCAGAACGCGCTGCTGGCGGGGAACGGGACGGGCGCGGTGGCGGAGCTCCCGGTCTCGAATGCGGACGGGAAGATCCTGGCGCAGAACGCGGACGGAACGTTCGGCTGGGTGAATCCGTTCTACTCGCAGATCGTGAGCTACATGGGAACAGGGAGCTACGGCGCGGGCAATCCGTGCAGCGTCACGTTCAAGACCGCGCCGAAATACGCGTGGTTCGTCATGGGGCTCTCGGCGGAGAGAAATTACTGCCCGAGTGACGGAAACATCTGTCATGCGGTGTTTTTCGACTGCGCCTCGCTGACGGCGGAATACGCCGACGTCATGAGCTATACAAGCAATCAGGGATACACAAGGAAAATCCGAGCCAAGCTGAACGGCGGGACGCTGAGCTGGTATTTCACGACGACGGACACGAGCGTCACGACGTATGAGGCGCTGTACGCGCAGGAAAATTATAGCGGCGTGAAGTATTACTGGGCCGCGATATTCTGAGAGGGGGCGGGAACATGAGAAGAGGAACCACGCCCACGCTGACGATCTCCACGGACATGGACCTGCGGGCCTATACGGTGCAGGTGGCGCTCCGGCAGTCGCAGACGGAGATGACGCTGACGCCTGGCGCCGTGACGGCTGACAGTCTGAGCGTGACGCTGACGCAGGAGCAGACGCTCGCGCTCGACGCGGGAGATTGCGCGAGGCTCCAGGTGCGCGCCGTGCGGGGCGGGACGAGCTATGTGGGAGACGTGCTGACCGTCCCCGTGGAGGCGCTGCTGACGGGCGGTGAGCTGGCATGAGAACGGGCCTGCGGGAGGACGCCGTGCTCGTCACAGAGCTGTCGTCCGGGGGCGTCCGGTTGTCGGGCGGGCTGGCCGCTCCGGTCATGCCGCTGCAGGAGAAGACGGCGACGCCGGCGGACCTGCGTCAGACCGTGTTTCCCGATCCCGGCTGCGCGCTCTCTGCCGTGACGGTGGAGCCGATCCCGTCCAACTATGGGAAAATCACCTGGAACGGTGTGACGCTCACCGTATCATGAAAGAAAAAGGAGAAGATGAATTATGGCGAAGGATGTAAAGATCAACGGCGTGACGTATTCGGCGGTGCCGTCTGTGGACATTCCGCTGTCGGCAGGCGGCGGGAACGCGACCTTCTACGAGACGTCGCCCGACACGGGCGCGGCGGCGGACGTGCTGGCGGGAAAAACGGTCCACACTGCTGCGGGACCGGTGACGGGAGCAATGACCAACAATGGCGCTGTGGCCGGGACGATCGCAGAGAGGGCCGGGACGTACACGGTGCCGGCAGGCTATCACAGCGGCAGCGGCTCGGTCGGGATCGCATCGGCGGAGCAGGCGAAGCTCATCTCCGGCAACATCAAGTCCGGCGTGACGATCCTCGGCGTGGCGGGTGCGTCCGCGGTCGTGGACACGTCCGGCGGCGACGCCACGGCGGCGCAGATCCTGTCCGGAAAGAAGGCATACGTCGCGGGCGCGCTCGTGACCGGATCTCTGACGGTGGCGGCTGTGTCGCAGGACTCGACCAGCAAGGTGCTGACGATCGCTTAAAGGAGGCGCGCAGATGGCGCAGAATGTTACGGTCGCGGGCGCGGCCTACGCCGCCGTGCCGTCGGTGAAGCTCCCGCTGACGGCGGGCGGGACGGCCAGCTTTCTGGACACGTCCGATGCCACGGCGGCGGCGGCGGACATCCTCTCCGGTAAGACGGCCTACGCAAGAGGGGCAAAGATCACGGGAACCGGATCGGGAGGCGGAGGCCCGGCTTCTCCAAAAGATGTAAATTTCTATGATTATGACGGAACATTGATTCGTTCCTATACGCTTGCAGAGGCACAGGCACTGACCGCTCTTCCATCCGCACCAGATCATAGTGGAGATACCGTTCCGTTGACGTTTCAGGGGTGGAACTGGTCTTTGGCCAATATAAATGCTTTGACTAAGCCCATGAACGTTGGCGCGACATACGTCACCACTGACGGAAAAACGCATCTACGAATTAAAATCGCGGCTCCGGGGCGTATGACCGTTCCATTGTATATTTCGCAAACTGCGGCAAACGGAGTAAGCATAAACTGGGGTGATGGAAGTGCGGCGCAGACGCTTCCTGGAACCGGGTACGTCAATACTACGCACACATATGCGAGTATCGGTGATTATGACATTGCGCTGACTGTCGCGGACGGATGCACGCTTGGGCTTGGGTCAGGATCGGCTACTTACAGCGTACTTGGCCCGGGCGGCAAAAGCAGAGTTTACCGTAATATGCTGCAAGACATGCGCTTTGGTAGCGGCATAACAAGTATTTCAAGCGGTGCGTTTTCTACTTGCTATTCGCTTTCCGACATAACAATATCGAGCGGCGTAACAAGTATTGGCACTTATGCGTTTAGCGATTGCTGCTCGCTTTCCAACATAACAATACCGAGCAGCATGACAAGCATCGACACAAATGCGTTTTCCAACTGCTACTCACTTGCCAGCGTAGAAATACCGAGCAGCATGACGAGCATCAGCAATTATTTGTTTTACAGTTGCTACTCGCTTTCCAGCATAGCGATACCGAACGGCGTAACAAGTATCGGCAGCAAAGCGTTTTCCGGTTGCTACTCGCTTTCCAGCGTGACGATACCGAGCGGCGTAACAAGCATCAGCATCTCTGTGTTTGCCTATTGCTTTTCGCTTGCCAGCATAACAATACCGATCAGCGTGACGAGTATCGGCATGTATGCGTTTCAGACTTGTTACGGAATGGCTGAATATCATTTGCTTCCGACCACGCCTCCTGCACTGGAGGCTACAAATGCTTTTCAAGACATAGCAGACGACTGCAAGATTTACGTTCCCGCCGGTACGCTGGCGGCATATAAGGCGGCGACCAACTGGAGCACTTACGCATCGTACATGGTGGAGGAAGCGGCATGATAAAAACAGAAAATTTAACAGTCGATGGGCGCGAACTCCAACGAACGTACAGCGACACATATTTGATCCGTCAGATCGAAACGGGTGCGGTGTATTCCGAGGCGGTGGATGAGATTCCATGCCGGTACACCTACGAGGAGACGGCGGAGATTCTTCCCGCAGATGACAGCGACCCGCTTGCTGACGCGCAATCCGCGCTCGGTATTCTTGGGTATGCGGAGGAAGCATGATGGGGAAATTCACGGCTTGGGCGAAATCCCGAAAAGAAATGATCGATACGCTGGCCACATCTGCGACGGACGCGGCGGCCAGCAGGGTGCCGGCGCTCTATCCCACGCTCGCCTATACCGGCGCGCTCATCAAGGCGGGGACACGCATCCGGTGGGGCGACAGGCTCTACTCGGCGCAGTACGATACCTGGGATCGGCAGGACACCGACCCGGAGCACGACGCCAACGGGTGGGCTCCGCTTAACTTCCACAGCGGGTATCGGGACATTCCCGATACGATGACAACGAGCAATATGTTCAAGAAGGGCGAGATCGGATGGAGGGCAGATAAGTTTTGGCTCAGTCTGATCGACAACAACGCGTGGACGCCGGAGGGATACCCGGCCGGATGGACGGAGACCGCGGGATAGGCGGGCGTGCGGAGGGACGAAAACGCGAAGGGAGGAAACAGGATGAACGCGGTACTGCTGGCGGTGCTGTCGGGCGGCGTCGGGGCGGCGGTGGTGAAGCTGCTGGGCGATCTCATGCAGCGCGTCATGGAACGCAGAGAACAGAAAAACGACGCCGGAAGGCTGGAAAAGGAGCGGCGGGAGAAGGAGGACGCGGCGCTGCTGCACGCGACCGCCGACGGGGTGAAATGGATGCTCTACGACCGCATCCGCTATCTGGGGACAAGGTATGTCGAGGACAGGGCCGTGGACTTTGACGACCGGCGGATTCTGCGGGAGATGCACAAGGTCTATCACTACGGGCTCGGCGGCAACGGGGACCTCGACATCATCATGGCGGCGGTGGACGCGCTGCCGCAGCGGCAATGAGGCGAAACGCCTGGGAGGAGGAGAAATGCTGGATTTTTTGATCGGCGCGGCACTGCTGCTGCTGGGCGGCGCGGCCGGGTTCCTGCTCGGGACGGCGCTGGAGAGAGGCAGAAGGACGCCGGAGCCGGAGAAGCCCGGCGAGCAGGAACGCGAACGGCTGCGCGAGGAGCATCTGGCGTTCGAGGCGCTGATGGGCTACAACAGCGAGGCGGCGTATGGAAAAGCGGGCGGCGCGGAGGCGGCGGATGTCGGATAAAAACAACGTGACGAGAGCCTGGGAGCTCTACGAAAAGGGGCGGACGTACAACAACCGCCTGACGCCGAACCAGTACCGGCTGGTGAACACGAACATCGAGTTTTTCGCGGGCAACCAGTGGCTGAATATCCCGGATACGCCCGCGATGGCAAGGCTGCCGAAGCCGGTGTTCAACATCATCAAGCGCGTGACGTCGCTGTTTGTGGCGTCGCTGACCTCGAGCGGCGCGGCGATCCACTTCGAGCCGCTCAGCTACTACGACGGCGAAAACGCGGCGAATCCCGACGGGAACGCGGCGGAATTCGCGACGGCCGAGGTCGAGAATCTGCTGGAGAAGTTCCAGATGGAATACCGCATCCGGGAGGCGCTGTTCGACGGCGCGCAGACGGGCGACTACTGCGCGCATTTCTGGTGGGACCCCGACGCGCTGCCGCACGGCGGCGCGCTCGGAGAGCAGCGGGGCGAGATCCGCATGGAGCTGGTGGACGGCATCAACGTGATGTTCGGAAATCCCAACACGCCGGACGTCGAGAGCCAGCCGTACATTCTGATCGTAGGCCGCGCGCCGGTGGAAAGCCTGCGCGGGGAGCTGCGGGAAAAGGCCGGGGTGCAGGCGGACAGCGAGTATGAATTCCAGGCCGGCAGCGGCGGGAAGATCGAGATCGAACCGGACGACAGAGCGGGCAAGGCGCTGTATGTCTACCTCTATACCAAGCGCACGAGGGAGCAGGCCGTTCTGGACCCGCGGACCGGAGAGCCGCTGATGGAGCCGGAGACGGACGCGGAGGGCCGCGAGGTTCTGACCGCGGATGCGTCGGGCAGGCCCGTGCCGAAGCTGCGGCAGGTGCGGCGGCAGGTGACGAGCGTGCATGTGACGAAGGCCACGCGCACGGCCGTGATCTTTGAGGACGTGGACACGGGGCTCACGCGCTACCCCATCGCCTGGGGCAACTGGGAGAAGCAGAAAAATCAGTACCACGGCCGGGCGCTCGTGACCGGGATCATCCCGAACCAGATCTTCATCAACACGATGTTCGCGATGGTCATGCGGCATCTGCAGCTGCTGGGCTTCCCCAAGACGGTGTACAACGCCGACCTGATCGGCTCGTGGTCGAACGAGATTGGGCAATCCATCGGCGTGCGGGGGCTGCAGCCGGGGCAGGCGATCAGCCAGGTGGCCTACAACCTGCAGCCGGCGGATATGTCGAACCAGATTCTCACGGTCATCGACCGCGCGATCAGCTATACGAAGGACTGCCTGGGCGCGACCGACGCGCAGATGGGCAACGTGAAGCCGGACAACACGTCGGCTCTGATGGTGCTGCAGTCGTCCGCGGAGGTGCCGCTGGAGAACACGCGCGCCGGGCTGCACGAGTGGGTGGAGAACATCGGGGCGATTCTGCTCGACATGATGGGCACGTACTACGGCGTGCGGCCGATCGTGCGCAGCCGCGATTTTCAGGAGCCCGCGCTGGACCAGGCCGGCAGGCCGGTGCTGGACCCGGCCGACGGGACGATGGTGATGAACACGGTCTCCCGGCGGGTCGCGGAAACGTTCGACTTCAGCCGCTTCAAGCGGCTTTGGCTCAATCTGCGGGCGGACGTGGGCGCTTCGAGCTACTATTCGCAGATCGCGACCACGCAGACGCTGGACAACCTGCGCACCGCGGGCGTGCTGGACGTGATCCAGTATCTCGAGCGCGTGCCCGACAAGCTCATCCCCAAAAAAGCGGAGCTCATCGGGGAGCTTAAAAAGGCGCGGACGAGGGACGGCGCGGAGCAGACGGCGGGAAATGCGCCGCCTGCCGCGGCGGGGACGGCGCTGAGCGAGGACAAGGCGCTGGGCGCGCTGCCGCACGGCATCCAGGCGCGGTATGAGAGCCTGCCGGACGCGGCGAAGCGGGCGCTTGTGAAGATGAAACAGCAAAACAGCTGAGAAAGGGAAAGGAGCGGAAAAGATGGAACAGAAGGAATTCAGCGCCGAGACGGCTTTCGCGGACGGCGGCGAGGACGAGCCGATCATGCCGGAGGACTACGCCGAGGGCGACGATATTTTCGGCGCGGACGGCGAAGAGGAACGCGGCGCGGCGGAAGGCGGAGAAAAGACGCCGGCCGGGACAAAGCCGGCGGAGGCTCCGGAGCAGGAGAAGCCCGCAGCGGCGCCCGAGGAGGAACCGGCCGGGGGCGAGGATGCCGGTCAGGCGCCGAAGCAGCGCGACCTGCGGGCGGAGGCGCTGGCATTTTACAGGGCGAACCCGGACTACCAGGGCAGGCAGCTCCCCGAAAGGGTGCTCAGCGAATGGATCGCCGGAAAGCCGCTGCTGGAGGCCTGGCGCGGCGAGCAGGCGGAGCAGCGGTCGCAGGAGACGGAGAAGCTGAAAAAGGAGCTGCAGACGCTCCGGCAGACCGTGCAAAACCAGCAGCGCGCGCCCGTCCGGGGCGTGGGCGGCTTCGGCGCGGCCGCCGGCGAGCCGGACGACCCGTTTCTGGAGGGACTGCGCGCGGATTGGTGAGCGGGGAGCGCCGGGCCTTTTGAGGCGTCATCACCTTGCTGCCGGCGGCAAGTTATGATGAATAAGAAAAGGAGACAGAAAATGAAAAGTGCAAATCTGGCGGTAAGATACGCGAAGGAGGCGGACGAGCGGTTCACAAGGGCGTCGCAGGCGCTGCTCGGCGTGAACAACGACTATTCCTTCGTGGGCGTCGACACGGTCAACGTGTACTCGCTTCCGATCGTCGCGATGAACGACTACAACCGCTCCGGCACCGACCGGTACGGCACGCCCGCGGATCTGGCCCGCAGCGTGCAGACGATGCAGGTGACAAAGGACCGCGCGTTCACGTTCATCATCGACCGGGGGGACAAGCTCCAGTCGCAGATGGTGTCCGACGCGGGCAAGGCGCTTTCGCGGGAGATCCGCGAGGTGTGGGTGCCGGAATTCGACACCTATGTGTTCAGCACGCTGGCCGCTGAGGCCTCCGCGCGCGGCAACACCGACGGGACGGCGCCCACGAAGGACAACGCTTACGCGCTGTTTCTGGGCGCGATGGAGAAGCTCGGCAACGCGAACGTGCCCGACCAGGGGCGCGTGTGCTTCTGCTCGTACCGGTTCGCAAACCTGCTGAAGCAGGACAGCGCCTTCATGAAGTACGGCGACGCCTCGCAGCAGATGCTCGTCAAGGGCGTCATCGGCGAGGTGGACGGCTGCCGGATCGTGAAGGTCCCGTCCGGCAGGCTGCCGGCCGGGTGCAGCTTCATCCTGACGCACCCCATGGCCGCGACGGCCCCGAAGCAGCTCGAGGACTACAAGACCCACGACAACCCGCCCGGAATCTCCGGCTGGCTCGTCGAGGGACGCGTCATCTACGACTGCTTCATCCTCTCGGAAAAGGCATGCGCGGTGTTCTATCAGGGCGGCGCGAACCAGCTGAAGGCGCTCACGGTCGGCACGGCCGCGACGGGCACCGGCAAGTCCACCGTCGTGCTGATTCCCGGCGAGCATGACGCGGCGGGCGTCAAGTGGTACTACGTGACCGCCGCGACGGCCTCCGCGCTGACAGCTGTCGTCTACGGCACGGCGATCACGCCGGCAAGCTGGACCGAGCTGACCGCGAACGGACTGGAGATCACGCCCGCCAGCGGCCATACGGCCATCCGCGTGGTCGAGGTCGATTCTGCGAACAAGCCCATCGGTGCCGGCACGGCGGCACTGAACATCGGCTAAGGCAGCACCGCACAATTCCAAGCGCGGAATTGCGCCAAACAGAGGCGCGGCCGCAAAACGGAACGCGCTGCCGGACCGGACGCAATCCCGGCAGAAAGCCGAAGGTTTTGCGGGTTCTGCGGGGCCGCTGCAATTTGCAGCGGCCCTGATTCGCCGAACGGTTTGGCGAAAACGGGCATACGATGGGGAGAAAGGGAGGCTTCTATGCAGACAATCCGGAAGAAACTCACATCGAGAAAATTTCTGGCGGCGCTTGTCGGCGTCGTCACGGGTCTGGCGATGGTGTTCGGGCTGGACCAGAACACGGTCAACCAGGTGGCGGGCGCGGTGACGGCGCTGGCGGCGGTCGTGACGTATATCGCGGCCGAGGGCCGAATCGACGCGGCGGCGGTCGGCAGGGCCGCGCAGGCTGTCGAGGACGCGCGGCAGACGCTGGCGGACGGCGCGGCGCAGGCGGAAGAGGCGTAATATGGCGATCAGAATCGACAGCTCCATCCCGGCCAGATGGCACGGCGGGCCGCGGAGCACCGGCAGCATCGCCGCCATCGTGTTCCACTACACCGGAAACGCCGGCACGTCCGCGACGGCGAGGGGGAACGCGAATTATTTCGCCTCCACCGCGGTGAAGGCGTCGGCGCACTACTGCGTGGACACCGGGGAGGTCGTTTACGAGTGCGTTCCGCTGGACACGACGGCGTGGTCGGTCGGCGACGGCAGCGCCGGCACGATGGGCAAGATCGTCAACAATTTCAACTCCGTGTCCATCGAGATGGTGAGCTGCACCGACGCGACCGGCCGGTATGATATCCCGGAGGCCACGCAGGAGCACGCGGCGGAGCTGTACCGGCTGCTGCTCAAAAGGCTGCCGAACGTCCGGTACACGATCCGGCACTACGACGTGTCGAGAAAGCGTTGCCCGGAGCCGATGGTGGACGAGGCGGCCTGGGCCGCGTTTAAGAAGAGACTGGAGGAGGCGGGAGAAGTGGTCGAACAGTCGAAGCTGATCGTGGACGGGCGGGAAGTGCCCGTCAGCAGAATCCTCAAGGACGGGGTCAATTACGTCAGGGTGCGGGACATCGCCGCGGCGCTGGACCTCGCCGTCAGCAGCCAGGGCAGCATCGCGGTGCTGACGAGCAAAGCGTAACAGACAGGAAAACCGGCCTGCTGCGAATCGAATCTGCCAGCCGCTCCCGCGCGGAGCTTTCCGGCCGGATTCGTTTTGCATCGGGCCGGTTTTTGCATGGGAGGGCCGAAAAAGGATGAATTCAGGAACAGGGGGGAACGCGATATGGCGCTGACACAGACCGACAAGTCCTCGCTTTCGCAGGAGCAGCAGTCGGCGATCCAAAGCTACACAGACCAATACAACGCGGCCAAGGCGGCGGGCGACGCGGCGGCGATGGCGGCGGCGCATCAGGCGGCGGAGCAGGTGCGCGCGTTGCAGGGCTACTCCGGCGGCGCGAACGGGGCGGCGGTCAGAAGGACGGGCAGCCCCGCCCGGTCCGGCGGGTACGCGATCACGCCGACGAAGACCGCCGATCAGCTGACGCAGGACATGAACGACTACATGGCGAAGAACTACAGCCCGAACGCAGGGTTCGTGAACGGCTATTCCGGCGTGGTGAACGGGCGCTCGCAGGCCAACGCCATCCGCCAGCAGATGCTGGAGAACACGCAGAACTGGAACCGGACAAGCGATCAGGCGACGCGGGACTATCTGCATCAGCAGAACGTGGCGCTCAACAAGCTGCTGTCGGACCAGCTCGGCGGGACGGTCAGCGAGTACGACGGGAAGACCGGAACGTGGTACACGAACAACGCCAACAATGGCTACGGCAAGGTGACCTACGACAAGAACATGGAAAAGACGCTGTACGGCGGCAGCGGCGGCGCGCGGAACGGGTACACCGACGCGGACTTCGAAAAGCTGTACGGCAATCTGTCGAACCGCTACA